ACAGTGGCGCGCAGTAGATACAAGCACACTGCATCGATCAACGTCGAAGGCGCAGCAGCCAAGGTAATCAATGGCCTTGAGCACTTTCAGTCTCGCAAAGATGTTTGGCAAAGCTGGATGCACACCAAGCTAGAGCAATCACAGATCGAGAACTTCTTTAAGAAGACTGTCTGCAAAGCATTCACACGTCAGCAGTCAGTCACCAAGACCAACGAAAAGCAACTAGAAAACTTGCTAAGCATCTGGAACAACGAGCGCAGCAGCCTCGGCTCCAATAAGTGGGCACTGTACAACTGCCTTACTTACTGGGCTACGCACACACAGGATCTGCGTAAGCCAGAGATTGCTAAGTACAATCGTGAACTACAGATTGCTAGCGCAATGAAATCAAAACAATGGACGGAGATGGCATGAGACACGGTGAAGTATACAAAAAGAACAGTGTTTGGTGGTACACTAAACAAACAGAAGGCAGTGCATTGCGATTGTCTAGTAAGTTTAAAACAAAAGCTAAAGCATTTGCAGTAGCAGAGGAGGAGCTTAACGAAGGACGTATCGATAACCTTCACACATGGAAAGGTAACGGGTCATATGAATCTTGTATGGCTATTTGTAAATCAAAGGAGAACCACAATGAACTATAAAATTGAAAAGAATATTCCAATATCTGCTCACGGAAAATCAGGTGTTTGGTCAAGGCTTGCAACAAAAATGGAAATTGGAGATAGCGTTCTCCTCAAAACAAGATCGCAAGCAATGGGTCTACGCACCTCTCTAAATAGATTTGGTTATAAAGGAATGACCAGAACAGTTGAGGGTGGCATTCGTGTTTGGAAATTAAATTCTCAAGGAAAAACACAATGAGAATGAGTAAGCAACACTATGAATTTATTGCAGATACGATTGGGCCAATGGTAGGTTGGCCCTCTCACCTACATTCAATAGCTAATGAGCTAGAGAAAACTAATCCACGCTTTAATCGTGAGAAGTTTTTGCAACGTGCAACCAAAGCTTGGGAGGATAACCATGACATACCAGATGTTGATGACCACATCCCATATTGAATGCCCAGAGTGCTACGGTCATGGCACTCTGACTTACACTAGGTTTATTAGGCAAGGTTTTGATGTCGATGTAGGCTACGAAGAAGAATACAAAGACACTTGCTTTAATTGCAACGGTGACTGTGAGATTGAAATAGAACCAGAGGATCTTGACAACGACGAGTGACTTGCTGCATTAGTGCAGTATGAAGTCGTATCTAAAACACCTACAAGATAGAGCAGAGGAAACAGACATCTCTCTGCTCACCTCTTTCAAACGAGCAAGCGTTCCAACGTCTACTTATTATAGATCAATAAACGGAGACACCGAACTGAGATACGATACCGCAGTGAAAGTAATCAATGCTATCGAAGAACTTCACTCGATACAACAAGCCCGTGAGCATACCGAAAGACTACGATCTTCTGGTAAAGATATTAACCGACGCTCGGTACGAGCTAAGTTTAAGCCAAGAAGCATTAGCTCATAAAATCGGATGCACTGTATCACTGATCCACAAGTGGGAAGCACAGAAGCGTATCCCATCTGGGTTCATGCTGATGTGTTGGCTGGATGCTTTAGGTTATGACATCGAAGTCAAAAAAAGGCAGCGCGATTGATTGCATTGCGTGTCAAACTACTACTACTTGGTTCGTTGCAATACTTAAAAACAATGGCGCAGCTACTTACGAGAAGCATTGGTATGTCTGCCTTCATTGCTATGGGGAGGACAAATGGCAAACCGTAACAAGAACAAAGGAACTTACCACGAAAAATGGTTCGTCGACTGGCTTACGAAAGCGAAGATCAAAGCGAAAAGGCAACCCCTCTCAGGCAGCTTGGGAGGAGAGTATAGCGGCGACATCAAGCTTGAACTCTTCGGACAAGAATTGGTGGGAGAAGTAAAGTATAGGGATAAGTCCAACTTCCCTAGCCCATTCACAGTATTAGATAGGCGAGACATTGCCTTCTATAAAAGACGGACAGGAAGTCCGCAAACTCTGGTCATCATGAGCGGTGATCAATTCCTTAAACTTATGGAGAACGCAAATGGAGAATCAAAACAAAATGATAAAAGCTCACCTTGAAAAAGGTAAGCGATTAACTTCACTAGAAGCATTAGATTTATTCGGCTGCTTTAGATTGTCAGCTAGAATATCTGAACTCAAAACTTCTGGCTATCATATAAAAAAAATTATGATTGAACTTCCGAGCGGTAAAAAAGTAGCGGAGTATTATAAGCCATGAAGAAACCTAAATCATTAGGCAATGCAGTAGCTAGTAGTGTGTGGGATGCACACATCAACAAAGCCACAAGCTCACCGCATTATGCCAAAGAATACAAGAAGTATTCTTATGTACTAGATGAGTATGAAATTATAGCCAAGCGTATCAAGAACGGTGAACCTGTTGGTGAACCATACTTCAAAGGCGAGCAGAGAAAAAAACTGCTTGAACTCACTGACATTACTGAAGCTGACCTCAAAAAATATCTTGAGTAAGCTGCAAGTATGCAGTAGTCTAACCTATATAATAATAAGGAGAACTGATATGGATGATCGCATCTGTATGTATTATGTATTGTCTCGACTAGATGATATAATCAAAGCTGAAAGCATAGAGCTAAGCTATGAAATGGTAAGCTCACTTAAAGACGAGCTAATATACAACTTAGGTATTAACGCAAGGTTACGTCATGGAGCGTAAAGGTTTTATAGGCGGCAGCGACTGCGTAAAAATTATGAATGGTGACTGGCTTGAGCTATGGCAGATCAAAACTGGTCGCGTAGAGCCAGAGGATTTGTTTCGCAATATTGCAGTACAACTCGGCAGCTGGACTGAAGACTTTAATCTTGAATGGTTTGAGCATGAGCATGATTGTGTTCTGTCTAATCAGCAGCATGAATATAAACAAGAGATTGGCATTGTACCAGCTAAAGGTACAATTGATGCTAAGTGGGGAAGCTTCATAGTCGAGGCCAAGCACACCAATCCATACAAATCTATGGATGATGTCATTGAATACTACATGCCACAAATACAACTGTACTGTTATCTCGCCAAAGCAGACGGTGCTTATTTCTCAGTAATTTTTGGCAACAGTAAATGGGAGTCAGCGCATGTCTCGTTCGACCTACGTTATTTCAATTCTATGTGGGCGGTGGTGTCAGATTTCTGGGGTTACGTTGTACGCGACGAAGAACCGATTGGTGTTCAAACGCCAGACATCTCCATTGACAAGATTGAGGTGGACAACATGGTCAAGCGAGACGCCAGCACAGACAACCAGTTCATCGACGCAGCAGTTACCTACATTAACGGATACGAACACAACCGCGTGTTCGAGAACGCAAAGAAAGATCTCAAGAACATGGTCGGTAGCAACGAGCGAGAAGTTTACTGCGACCACCTTACAATCAAACGAGACAAGCGGGGATCACTCCGCATAACAAGGAGAACCAACAATGACTAATAACCTCGACATCTGGGACAAGCTGGCCTCTTCAGACCCCAAATATCTGAAGAAGGTCAGCTTCGGCAGCCGATCATTCACCGCCATTGATCCACAATACCAAGTCAAGAAGATGACTGAACAGTTTGGATCAGTCGGTGAGGGCTGGGGTTGGCACAACACAACAGAGATTGTGCCTGTAAGCAACGGAGACAGCGCTGTACTAGCGCATGTTACTGTTTGGCATACATCGCCAGCAAATTCATTTGGCCCCTTCACAGGGTGCCGTAAGTTCTTTGATGCAGCTAAAGGTCGTATGGCTGAAGATGCACCGAAGATGGCTATCACTGATGGCCTAACCAAAGCACTGTCGCACATTGGCTGTGATGCTGACATCTTCTTAGGCAAGATGGATGGCAACAAGTACGATCAAGACAGTGGAAACAAGAGCAGTGGGTGGTAAGTACACCAAAGAAAGAATCCAAAGAACATGGTGTCCGCGTTGTGGCGCGGCACCACGTACTCCCTGCAAAAATAATAATGGGAGAAATCATCTTGAGAGAATGCAAAACTATCAAGAGTTCATGAACAAAAAACTTAAAGACCACAAAAAAAGGAGCCAGAAGCATGGCAGAATATGACGATACAAACAGAGGCGCAGCCTTCACACCATTCCCAACACAGCAAATGATCTTGCAAGGTAAGGTCAACGTTGAAGGCGTGGATTCAAAAGTAGTTCTTGTCAAAGACCAAACCAAAGACGGTCGTGGTATTGTCGAAGTCTATCAGAAGATGGCCGTAATGTTTGACAATGACAAGAAGGGCAATGATGCAGCACCCGATTACTCTGGCCCCGTTGGTGAAGACAAGCGGATTGCTGGATGGAGACGCATGAAAGATGGTAAACCTTATATGTCTTTTCAGATAAGCGACAAACAACAAGGTCAACAATCTGCATCTTCGTCCTTGCCAGAGGATAACATTCCGTTCTAAGCTAGGCTTAGTTCTCCAGAGGGACGTCCTGCCCTCCTCACAACTGCCTCGCTTAGTCAGATCACTCTGCATAGCGGGGCTTTTTTTTACCCAAAGGAAACAGCATGGAAACATGGGAAGAAATGACGACGCGTCATAAGCGCGAGCGACTAGAGCTAGTAAAAGCATTGGCGCAATCTCGCTGCACACAAACACAAGCAGCAAAAATACTTGACGTAAAACTATCTGGCCTCAATAATTTCATTCATCGCAACAATATATTCTGGCCTGGCATAGAGCAAGGGAGAAGGCAATGAAAATACACCGCGCACATGAAGTAGAGTTAGACTTTCTAAAGCGCAGAGTTGACACACTGATTGATGAGGA